CTTAGAACAATAATCTTCATTCTGGCTAATGGAGCCATGCATAACTTCAACATGACATCCAGGTAACAAACCACGAACAGATGCAACAGTCTTAGGATTAGAGAAAGACACAAATCCTTGAAGGTGTGGTGTAGCAGTAGTAGGAGCAATTTCTTTAGAATAGGCAATATACTTACAAGGGAGAGTATCAACCAATACAGTATCAACATAATTATTGTGCGTGAAGATAAAATTCCGGTGTCGAGACATTTTTCAAAAATTTTGTATCGCACACGCACAGAAGGTCCAGGTAATAATAGGACTGGACCTTCTGTGTCGCCTTATATACTATTGAGGGACGTAATCCGCGCCTAGTCTTAATCACATGATTTTAAAAATCTATGACCCAGTATATAAAAGTACTCGACATAAAAGCTTACAAAAAATAAATTGAAGGGTAACCAAAGTCCAAATATACATGATTATCTATGGACGATATGGCAAGACAATTTACAGTAAACAAAGATCCAACTATAAGCGATATCAACTGGCTAAAAGACCAGTTAGAAATGTGTTGGAGACAAATCGAGGGAATAAACGAACAAGGTGACGAACAAGCAAATCAGCTAATGTTGCCATACTTGTACGAAAGAGTAGTCCGAATAAAATCACATTTGGATCATATGAGATATAATTAATAAAATAAGATTTTTATTCAGTAGTATTATTAACTTCAAAAATACCAATTGAAGAAATAAATGGAGCTGCTTGTTTTTTGGAAACCAAATACATACCCAATTCTTCTCGTCGTTCATAAAATACAGTAACCTTATTAATAGAAGGTGTTCTTAACGCTTCAGAAAAATGAAGTATCTGAGACTTACCACTAACCCTATACATATTTTCACCTGAAATAGCATCAACTCTAAGAGTAGACATAAACTTTTTGAAATTCAAAATATAATCCTTTCTAATAAAAGTCTTCTTCATTTGACCAGGCTGCAAAACAGACTTTGTGTGTTGAACACAGTTTTTCCAAATCTTTGAATCAGGAGCATTTTGAAGAGCAACTTGATTAGGACTAAACTCAGCAACTCGCATTAATTTTAGTCCAGTAGTATTCCCACTATTAAGCTGATCTTCAAACCCAGGACGAGTAACTTTAGCAATAGGAGCTCCACTAGAAAACTCAAACACATGAACTTCCAAAGGTTGAGAGTCAATACGATCCAAATCAAGGTTTCCAACAGACTCAGCAGCAGCAGTACGATTTTGAACTGTCAAACCAACTTGACAATGACAATGAATTTCTTCACTCTCCATATTAACACAAGCAGCCAAGCGTTTATAAACAGTAGGAGTATTCAAATCATAAGAATATAAAAATACTCTACGAATATACTCAGTGCCGGTACCTGACCAATAATCAACTAACTTTGTCTTAGCAGAAGACAAGTCCCCAATCAACGCTTCTAAAGACTTGTTATCGGTAATAGGAACAATAACCATACTAACAACACTAGTAATAGGGGTAACAAATTCAAACTGAATTTCAAACCCATCAGAATTATCCCAAGCAAGCAAAGGCAACTCCAACCGTGAATCATTTAATGGAATTCCAGCCCTAGCAAACAATTTTCGCAAAATAGCGCCCACTAAAATATCACCATAAGAATTCAAAGCAAAAGTACTATTCTTAATCAACACCGTATCTGGATCATTTACAGATCCATAAGTCTCAGTAGTAGCATGAAAACCTTTAGTTTTACAAGTCCTCATAACACCTCCACCTACTTTAGCTCCTTTCAACTTCCCAGCATAAGGACCAGATGATCCTCCATTCTTTACAGATCTTTTATAAGCAATAGGGATAGGTGCCATTATTTTTTTTGTTGGTCCAACTGAAGTTGCACTCCAATCGGCAGCTTGACCAGCCAAATCTGCCCCCCAAAGAGCACCAGGTACATTATTAACAATATAACCCAAAGCACCACCAGCTGTTTGGGCAGTAACACGACGAAGACGCCTAGCCCAAGTAGTGGTACCTTTCTTCCTCTTTTTGGCATAAAACGAATCAGGATCAACAGTCATTTTTATTTTTTGTAAGAAACACCAAGATTATAAAATCTTCGTTTTAAAACTCCTTTCTTTTTTGCAGACCCTTTAACAAACTTAATTCCTACGCGTCTCTTCCAGATCTTCTTCCCACCATAAGTGCCAGTTTTCTTTCCTTTCGCGTTATAGGTACGCGTTCGATTTAAGGTCATCTTACCCAAGCTCATAGACTTGTGGATGCCTTTCTTATACTTACTAGAGAGTCGGGACACAGCCATGCTATTAAGAATATTATTACGGCGTGAGATATAGCTGTTATAAGCAGATTTAAGCTGTTGGTGAACGCCGGTAAATTTCTTTCGCCATTGCCTTGGTCGCGCCATATTCTGAGCAAATTTAACCATTCCACTTTATTTTAGTCAAACAGGATTTCCGTCTCTCTAGTTTCCTTATGCAAAACTTTAAATCGTCGAAGTAGGGGTTCAAGGGTAGCAGGATCATTCCAAATATCACTAGGAGTAACATTAGAGGTAACTATAACTACAGGTGGACGAATGTACCTCATTGTCCCCTTAACAGAAGCCATCATAGGCCACTTATCAGCAAGTCTCTTCAACATTCCACCCCATCTGGTTTGGTACACATCTATATCTTCAAGATAGATAACTTCTTGGTCAATATATCCATCAAACCACTTCATATCGTCCATATTCTTCTTATAACAATCAGGATAAGTAGTCTCGACAATATGCGACTTTCCAGTACCAGTCGGACCATGGATCCAATAACATCGGACATCAATAGGTCCAGGTTTAATCATATGGTCTTTGGCAACATTTTTAAGTGTAGAGTAACAACGAAGATAGATATCAGCATCAATATCGTCAAGTTTACCCTCTTTGGCCAACTGACGAGCACGTTCCCAACGTAACTTTTCAGCTCTCCCTTTGTTGTCATTAGAAATAGGTTTCTGCCCTCTTTCAATGAGGTCACCAGCCTTAGAACAATAATCTTCATTCTGGCTAATGGAGCCATGCATAACTTCAACATGACATCCAGGTAACAAACCACGAACAGATGCAACAGTCTTAGGATTAGAGAAAGACACAAATCCTTGA